CTACACAGCCATGAATATCATGGGTTTCGTTTGGAGACTGGTTTGCACCAACGGCATGAGACGCATCGAACGTGGCGACATGTTCTCACAAAGACACATTTACCTGGATGACGCAGCATTCTTCAACCGTTGCTGCCAAGCCATCACCGATGGAGTCCAGAACGGCGTCAGGACAATGGAGCAATTCGCAGCATTAAAGCAACTGCAACTGGCTAACCCACTCAATGTACACGACATCGTAGGCAAGGAATTCGAGTTTACCAAGGGTTTCGTGGACAACGCTAAGGAACTTTGGGAAGAGGACGACACAGCATACGGCATAATCAACAGCTTCACTGCAGCAGCAAGGAGACTGGAGAACGAGCAGAAACTTGAGATGGAGCGTAAAGCTGGCAAAATGCTCATGATACCAGCAAAGGCTTGGAAAAAGTACGACATGATAGCTGCTGACTACGATGCAGAATAACCGCACACGACGGAGGCTACGACGTGTAGCCTCCTAAAATTGATTTTAACCAATCCAACCGTTGGGACAGCAAATGTACTGACCCCATACTAAATAATTAACCAGGAGGCGTTTTAACATGTCAGAGAATACCTTATTCGGAGGCAACCTTAACCTAGCAAAATCCGCAGCCCTGTTTTGGGCTAACCGCACATCCCTTGAATACGATGACTGCCATCAACTAGCATTGGTAGGTTTGTTTAAAGCCAGCAGAACCTTCAAAGAAGAGAAGGGCGTCAAGTTCCAGACCTGGGCACACAGCCATATGAACAATGAAATCAAAAACGAACTCCGCAAAATCCAGCGCCGTGTGACTGAAATCCACCTCGCACCTGCAACTGATGAAGACAATGGTAAGACAATTGAGGACTTTGGAGAATGCGACGCAAGTTTTGAGCGTATAGAGGATGAGATAGCCTATAGCAAAATCGCACTGGTTATCAAGGGACTGCTCACCGAGAGAGAATGGGACATCTTGTGGAAGACCGCAGTTGAAGGCATTGAGCAATGGAAAATCGCTGAGATATACGGCTTCCAGCAACCACACGTGAGCAGAATAATGAAGGGAATCAGAAGGAAGGTGCAAGAATGTCCAGCCTTGTGCTCATTGATGGCAAATTCGTAATATCTGGCACGAATAAGGAGCACATTGACTCGATTAAAGCCATTCCAGGTGCAACTTGGTCAAACAGGTTGAAAGCCTGGACTTGGCTACCCGAGTACAAGACATACCGCCTGTTGAAAGTGTCGTTTCCTGACATCAACATCAGCGACGGCGTACAACAGTGGGTTGACAAGTTCCTACGAGCCAGAGACAGGTTGAAGAACATCAAAACCCAAACGGAAGTGACACTAGCAAGCGACATCGGGAACAAGCTATACAACTATCAGCGTATAGGCGTAAACTTCATGGTTAAAGGCAAAAGGAACATAAATGCTGATGATATGGGCTTAGGCAAAACGCTGGAATCAATAGCAGCAGCGGAAGAGTCAGGAGCGGAACGTGTCCTCATCGTTACCTTGAATACCCTCAAATTCAACTGGGAGGCAGAGTTGATGAAGTGGGGAAACAAGCCAATAACCATAATCAACGGTAACAAAGCCAAGCGAGACAAGCAGATAGCTGCTTACGAGACTGGCTATATGGTCATCAACTATGAGGGAATGAGGCTGCACCCAGAGTTGGCTAGCATGCAGTGGGACGCAATGATATGCGACGAAGCACACAAGCTTAAGAACAAGGATACCTTGCATACGGTAGCTTGTAAGCGAGTCGACAGCACATACCGTTGGGCGTTAACTGGGACACCTATGGAAAACGCACCTCATGAACTCTGGTCAATACTTAACTGGTTGTTCCCAGAGTCATTCAGCAGCTATTGGCGGTTTGTTGAGCAATACTGCGTAATCAATGAATTCAACAACAAGGATGACAAAACCGTCCGTGTACCAGTCGGAGCGATTTCAACCAAGGAAATGCACCAGTTACTGGAGCCAATCATGATACGACGTCTCAAGACCGAGGTGTTACCTGACTTGCCTGAGAAACAGTATGTTAACATCCCAGTCGAGATGGGAAAGGACGATAGAAGGGTTTATAAGCAAATTCTCAAGGAAATGATAACCGTCCTGGATAATGGAGACATCGTTGCGACTCCAACGGTTTTAACCCAGTTTACACGCTTAAAACAGTGCTGCATAAGCCAACACTTGATGGGGACAAAACGAGACAATGTAACCAGTGCCAAGTTCGAAGCCCTGGAGGATTTGATTGAATCAAGCATTGATAACCACAAGATTGTGGTGTTCACATGTTTCTCTGAGGCACTGAAAATTGCAAGGGCTAATCTTCAGGCGAGAGGGTGGAAAACCGTCGAAGTATATGGTGACGTGACACCTGAAGGGAGGCAACTGGCTGTGCAACAGTTCAGGAATGACCCAGATTGCCGTATATTCCTGGCAACCATCCAGGCTGGCGGTACAGGGCTTGATGGACTGCAGTATGCATCAGACATGACCATATTCCTTGATAAACACCCAAATCCCATGAAAAACCTGCAAGCCGAGGATAGGTTAATGAGGATAGGGCAGAAGAACGCATTAACCGTGTATAGTATCATCGTTAAGGACAGCATCGAAGAATACATTGAATACAGGCTCATGAAGAAGGAAACCACCTTCAATTCCATAATCAATGGGGAATTGACCTTCCTGGACAAATTTTACGAAAACTTGAAGAAAATGTGGAAATGAGGTATATATGAACATCGGAAACTACAAACACGGTATGACTGGAACAAGGCTGCATGATATTTGGTGTGGTATGACGTCACGCTGCACTAACCCAAATGATAAGAACTACCACAACTATGGTGGAAGAGGAATCCAAGTTTGTCTGGCTTGGAGAGACTTTGTTGTGTTTCACGATTGGGCGATTGCAAACGGCTATGATGATACACTTACCCTTGACCGCAAAGATAACAACGGCAACTATGAACCAGACAATTGTAGATGGGCAACCAATGTGGAACAGCAAAACAATAGACGTTATGTGATTAATATAGAGATAGACGGTATTATAGACACATTCTCAGGTTGGAGCAAGAGAACCGGAATACCACGTACCACACTTAAAACAAGGTATTATGAACAAGGGCTAAGAGGCTCGAAATTAATAGCGAAACGATGGAATTGACCGTGCGTGTCCAGCGTATAATCAAGGCGTAAGCACACCACACATGAGGTAGAGCAAATACACAAAATAATGATAGGAGAGTGACCACAATGGCAGTAAAACTGACAAACAAGAAAGAGGACACTAAGGGAGCAGCACCTGCTGAGAATGCAGCACCTGCTAACACACCAGCACCAGCACCGAAAGCTGAGAAAGCACCTGTGACATCAGGCGTGTTCATGATATCGAGTGCAGACGGTAAGTACAAGTACATCGGCACTTCAAGCAGGATTGAGGTTTGCTGGAAAGACTACTGCAAGTGGCTTGCAGACAAGAAACACGGAAACAAGGACATGCAGGCAGCTTACGACAAGTACAAAGGCAACCTGCAGATGACTATCCTTGAAGTGTGCGACAAGGCTGCATTTGCTGAAGCCAAGAAGAAACACTGCAAAGAGCAGGGCGTTGACATGAAAGTTCCTTTCACAAAGGACGTCATCAAGGCTTCTGACATTAAGTAAGATGTCCTCACAAAGAGGGTGGGCTCAGATGAGTTCGCCCTCTTTGCATGTTATCAGGTTCGTTTCCAGAAGATTTCCCGAAATACACGTATACGAAATTGCATTGCTACTTTCGCGAGCGTAAAGGAATGAGGTTGGTTGGTTGGTTACTTTAATAAAGCACATTTTCAGCGGTCATTTCGTATACGTGTATTGCGGGAAATTTTCCAGAAAGCTGGAATAGCACGACGGCACACGGCGTATAATTGACCGAATGGAGTGATGAGCATGGCAAACGCTGATAGTAAGGCACGGAGACTAGAGTCTCTAGAGGCACTAATATTGCACACTAGCACCAATCCCAACGAGCGTCAAGCAGCCATAGGACGTTGGGAAGCAATAACAGGTGAGAAATGGACAGGTAAGCCCAAGTATACATCCAATCCGAACGCTAGCCGTTCATCAAATAACAGCCGTCAGCAGCAGCAACGGTCATCTTCAGGTGGCATGAATTGGGATGATTTCGCTGATGCCTTCAGAAAAGCAGGTTTTGGTGGTTTTGGCGGTGGCTTTGGTGGATTTGACGACGATGATAACTCATATGCAGACCCAAGGACACAGCGTGGTAGACAGCGTAATCAGCAACGTGATGACCCGAATTGGGGTAGGCGTGGCTACTATGACTTCAGCCACAATGAGTGTACCCAGAAGCAGTATGAGTTTGTGAAGTCCATAAGCGACTTTTTCCGTTGGAAATGCCCAGAGAGACACCAAGTTGAGTTCGAAGAGGCACAGGACTTCCTTAATAGGTACGCAGAGTTATTCAAGGCGTTTTCGCCATATAGCAGGAACTTCAAGACACTGAAGGCTTTGTTTGAGGCATTCGGCATTGACTGGAGCCAAACCAAGCGCACCTTCAAGTGGAAAGCATTCCATGAAAGGTAAGGTGGTTACATGAACGTAACATTATCCAGGGAGAAAATGAGGGAAATCGAGGCAATCGCCATCGAGAAGGCTATCAAGAAGGCAGCTAGGGCAGAGGGGTTAAGCGTCACTGAGTTCAAGCGGTTGTACAGCAGCAGACGCACGTATATCAGCTATTACAATGGGTTATTCACCATAGAGTTCAACCGTTGTGCTAGAGAGGATAAATCATTACTGGCAAAGCCAGCAAAAGGAGGTGATTTAAGTGGATATAGTACATTACGCCTTCCAACAGTTCCTTGACTTCCTTATAGGAGCAGGGATTACACTATTCATGCTGTTTATCGTGGCACTGATTGTTACGGCTATCAACAACATGGGTAAACCAAAGACTAAGCACCTGACACTGACCCAAATAGGTGCAGCACTCAGAGACCTGGCAGAATACGGCTATGTTTACGTTGACAACGCAAATGCAGCGTTGGACATCGTGAAGGCATCACCAGTAAGAGCACAAATCAAGCGTATTAGCGAGAAGCAATACCGAGTTGAGGAGGTTAAGTAGATGGATTACACGACATCACAATTGGCATGCTACAAGGCATGTCCCAAGAAGTGGTATTACCGCTTCTTACGTATGTTAGAGCCGATAGGCACAAAGCGTAGCCTTGAATTGGGCAGCTACGTACACCATCTGCTTGATGCATTCTATAACCCAACTGGAACTGGTCAAGCGTTTTGCACGGATGAGAGTCTTCAGGCGGTTGCTGAGAGTAGGTATTCAGGAATGCTTGAAGCGAGTGAGAAGTACTTCCTTGACAAGACCAAAGACTTGTTTGAAGAAGAAACTGAGAAGTACGCTGACATGCGTATTGAGGCTGAAGCAATCGTGACAAGGTACATCGAGAAGAACGCAGATGATTTGTCAAAATATTGGATTTTAGCCACTGAAAAGGAGTTCAGCATACCAATATACTCTCCAGCAGGAAAACGTACCAGAGATAAGCTTATGGGCAAATTTGACATGATTGTCAGAGACGAGTTTGACACGGTATGGTTTTTCGAGCACAAGACCACTGGAGACAGCGTTGACAACCGTTTTGAGACCATCGAGTTGGAAGAACAGCTTAACAACTACATTCTGGTTGCATCCTGCATGTACGAAGACTTTGGCGGTGGCATACTGAACGTTATTAGGAAGAAAGCGCCACGCTTGCCCGAGCCTCTCAAGAAGGGCGGTTTAAGCCGTGCTAAGGACATTGACACAACTTATGAGTTGTACATGGAGGCACTGCAGCAATACGGCTATGACCCTGCTGAATACACCGAAATCCTGTCAATACTGAAGGAGAAGGGAGACCGCTTCTTTGGGCGCAAGGTAGTATCCAGGAAACCGCAGCAAATCCTTGAGACCAGGAATGAGATATTCTACACGGTGCAGGCAATCAAGGCTCAAACCAAGCTGTACAACAAAACCAAGGATGACGCTGTGTTTTACAGAACGCCCAACTTCATGTGTAAGAACTGCCAGTACTGCAATCTGTGCATACTTGACAGCAAGAAGGGTGATGTTGAGGGTTACATTGCAGGTAATTTCACCGTCAGAGAAACCCTAAACCCTGAACTTTCCATGGAAACGGTGGATGGAATGTCAAAATGATGAGTGTCGTATAATTAAGGTGTATGGTGTGCAGAGCCGTTTTGGTGGTACAGGTGGCAGCGATAGGCTTGGGTGAGAGGACTCTATAAGCAGTTGATAGTGGAACAATAACCTACAGTTGTCGCTTGTGCCCACTTCTCAAACCATACCAAACACGCCGATTAAGGCAAGCCGATTGAGGCAGAAAGGAGAGCCAAAACAATGCAAGAATTCACCAAATTACTCCAAAAGAAGTCGATTGCCGTAGAGGACATCGAGTATTACATCAAAATGCTCATTTACGGTGATTCTGGTCAGGGTAAAACAGTGCTTGCAGGCACAGCACCAGACCTGTTCATAGTGTCTGATGAGAACGGCTTGTTATCACTGAAAAATCCAGACCTGAAGGACATCGTCAACCAGAAGGCAAAGTCATTCTCACTGGATAACTTCATTGAGATGAACGCCATCTACGAATTCCTGTACAACCACTGCTTGCTGCGTGACCGTCTGGTCAAGCTGCAGAGACAGTACGCAGGTAAGACCAAGAAGGAAGTTCCCAAGGATGTCATCGAGCGTGTTGAACGTCTCAAGGACGCCATATGGTCAATGGAGAACGGCGCAACACCCAGGAATGGGCAAGAGCCACGTATCTATTATGCAGTGGCTATCGACTCACTGACAGAACTTCAGAAACGCAGCATGGACAGAATACTTGCCATCAAGCATGGCGAGGGCTGGAACATGATTGGCGGTGAAGAGGGCGGTTCAATAGTCGAGAAAGTTGAGGAAGTGCATTCTCTGGCAGATGACGTTGAATCAGAAACAACGGTTCACCTGCAGCCAGCAGTTACCGCAGAGAATGAAACCGAGATGGTTACTGGTTTTGCTGATTTTGAGGTCAAGGCTGCAAGTCTACCTGATTTCGGTACAAACACTAACCAAATGAGAAAGCTGGTAAGGGCGTTCAGAGACCTCCCAATGAACGTGATTTTCACGGCATTAGCCAAGGAAGTTAAGGATGACATTACAGGCGAGTTGTACACCAGACCTGCGTTGACTGACAAACTGTCAGAGGACGTACTGGGATATATGGACATCGTGGGCTACTACTATACCAAGCAGAACAAAGAGGACGAGAACAAGCTGGACAGGATATTGCAGGTTCAGCCGTTCAAAAACAGGACTGCCAAAGACCGTTCGGGCAGACTTGGGAATGGCGTCTTAAATCCCACATTCAAGCGAATCATGGGACTGATAACAGGAACGGAACAATAAACAGCCGATTGCGGCAAGCCGATAGTGGCGGAAAGGATGGATTATCATGGCATTGAAGAAGAATTTGGATTTCTCGAACGTATCGGATGGTTTTGACCTCTTACCTGCAGGGACTTACACATGTCACGTGTTTGACCTTACAGAGAAACAGAGCAGTGCAGGGAACGACATGCTGAAGGTTGTTCTCAAAGTCAGCAAGGGTGAGTACAAAGGCAGACAGATATTCACCAACCTGACATTCGTTGAATCGGCACTCTTCAAAATCCGTGAGTTCTTGCTTGCATGCGGAGCGAAGATTGAGAAGAAGGCTGTAAACATCGATTTCAGCAAATGTATTGGTAAGGAAATCAAAGTTATCGTATATCACAGGAAGAACAAGGACACAGATGAGACCTATGCCGACGTCAAGAAGTTCTTGAGCCTTGACGCTGACGCAGGGGACACCACTGGTGGTCAGGCTTCAGGTGGCAGCAAGCCAGCAAGTGATGATGACGATGATGTTCCTTTCAAGTAAGACCCTTGACAACTGAATAAACCACAAAGTGACCCTGGTTCTCAACAGAGCCAGGGTTTTTGTGCCTTTTGGAATTCCCAGAAATTTACCCGAAAAACGATGTAGAATCGCCAAGCTTTGATTTACGTATTTTACGTATAATTGCTTTGAAAGGAGTTGATTACATGCTGCGTCAGAAAATAAGTATCGTGTTGGCACCAAAGGTACTGACCGAAATCAATGCAATAGCCAAGGAGAACCAGATTAAGTCAACCGAGTTGACGACACGGCTTGTTGAGGAATTATTCATACGGAACAAGAAAATGCTGCTAGAACTGCTGGTAAGCATGTCTATAGACCTGCCAGAGAACTTTGGCAACATAGTAGACCACAACGCAATAGACCTACCGTTTGCAGTCAAGGAGATAGTCATACCTGACAAATGCCCATTATGCGGTGAGTCGGAGGACATACTTGGCAGCAAGGTATTGTACGAAAACGGAGGGTTCATCCATTGCAAAGCGTGCCTTGGAAAATTTGAACCTGATTTGAGGTGAGAATATGGCAAAGAAACGGTATGAGCAGAAATACGCTAACTTTTATAGCAGGTTCTATGACAACTTAACACCCAATATGGCTGGAGAATGTCCTGTAAAAGCGTTCTGCCACGATGACCAACACGAGTCGATGTCAATCAACCTGCTCACTGGTAAATACATGTGCCACACCTGTAGCAAGGGCGGTTACGTGTATGACTTCTACAAGGAGTACAGAGAACTGGTTGAAGGCGAGGAAATTGACATCAACTACGCCAAGAGCATATGCGATGACCTGATGGATGGTAAGGAAGTGGACGAGACCATCATTAAGCTGGAATTTGACCTTCCTGACCCAGAGATAATCGAGGCTAAGCATGAAGCCCTGCTTGATGACCGTGGTAGAGACTTCTATAAGTTCCTCACTACGGAGAGGGGACTGACCCATGACACTATAGTTCAACGTAAACTCATGTGGTGGAGTGCCGAACGCATAGGTATACCTATCTTCGAGCATGGACGCTGCGTTGGTGTGCGGTGTTACGGCACGAACAACAAGAACAAGATGATATGGGACAAGACTGGACGTACTTGCAAGCTGTATCCGCTGGATAATCTTCAGGTGGATGAGCCAATACTGCTTTGCGAGGGTGAAATGGATTGTATCTTAGCTAATCAGCTTGGATACAATGCTATGACCGTCACAGGTGGTGCAGGTACATGGAAAGAGACGTTTTCACCATTGTTCAAGGACAGGGTTGTGTGGGTATGCTATGACACAGACAAGACAGGCGATAGTGGCTCATTCAAGGTGGCTACAAGCCTGTATGACTACGCAAAGGAAGTCAAAATCATCCACCTGCCGATACGTGACGACAAAAACAAGGATATAACCGATTTCTTTGTTAAGCTTGGTCACTCCAAGACTGATTTAGATGAGGTTATAGACAACACACCAGTGTTCAAGCCAGCCTCACGCAAGAAGGTAGATGACTGCGACGTTAAAGACATCGAGTTGAACGATATCAACGATTACCATGGCAAGCCGTACCAGATAAGGTGCATGGTTGCTGGTAAGAATGCATCATCGTACCTTGTACCAATAAAGTACTGCGTTCGGTGCATACCGATGTCAAACGGCAATATGTGCCCAAACTGCCCATGTTCAGTGAGCACATCAAGTGCATTGGAAATGGAGTTAGAGCCGACAGAGAGGACAATATTGCAGTTGTTCGATTGTAGTGACAATGAGAAACAGAGGGTGCTGAAAGAGAACGCTGGTATACCAGCACAGTGCCTACGCTGCACCATTGAAGAACAAGACACCATCTCAATCAAGCAGGTAATGCTCACTCCTGATATCGACTACAGTTCAGAGAAGCAGGAGTATGTGTTGAGAGAGGCATATATCATTGATGACGATGTTGAAACAAGCCAATCATACCTCATGCGTGGTACAACATGGTCGCACCCGAAAGACCAAAGAGCGGTGAGCCAAGTCAACTATGTTGAACGCACGAGAGACAATGTGGCTAGCTTCCAGATGACGCCTGAGCTATATGAAAAGCTGAAGGTGTTCCAAGCTGAGAAAGGCAAGGTTGGTGTGAAAATCAAGGATATCATCAAAGACTTGTCCTTGAACGTCACCAAGATATATGGCAGGGATGACTTGCACATAGCTACAGACCTGGTGTTTCATAGTGTATTGGCATTCAACTTCAATGGTAAGTTTGAGAAGCGTGGTTGGGTTGAGTGTTTACTGCTTGGAGATACCAGAACAGGAAAGTCAGAAACGGTGCAACGCCTCATAGAACACTACCGAGCAGGAGAGTTTCTGACAGGAGAATCAACATCGTTCGCTGGTTTGGTAGGAGGGGTTAACACCAATGGACGCAGAAACATGGTCACATGGGGCAAGATACCTATGAACGACCGAAGATTGGTTGCTATCGACGAGGTAAGTGGTATGCCGATAGAAACCCTGGAGAAAATGTCTGGTGTGAGATCTTCAGGTGTTGCTGAGATAAACAAGATACAGATAGAGCGAACGCATGCCAGAACACGACTTATATGGATATCAAATGACCGTGAAGGCAAGGGCTTGGGAGGTTCAGGCACATATGGTGGTGTGGATGCCCTGATTGAGTTGTTCGGCAAGATGGAGGATATTGCAAGGTTTGAGTTTGTAGTGACTGCAGCCAACGGTGAAGTACCTCTAGACCAGATAAACCAAAGGATTGAGCAATTGCCGCAGGTGGAACACAAGTACACTAGCGACCTTAGCAACAACCTTATAATGTGGGTTTGGAGCAGGAAACCAGAGCAGATTACATTCACCACAGAGGCTATAGACGCCATCTACAGTGCAGCAAATTCGATGGGTGAAAAGTACGTTCCATCGGTACTGCCATTGGTTGAAGGTGCTAACCAACGTGTTAAGCTGGCAAGGCTTGCTACGGCGGTTGCTTGTAGGCTGTTCAGTACGACAGATGGCAATGACGTTGTTGTGCTGCCAGAGCATGTTGAATACGTGGTTAATTACCTGAACCTCATATATTCCAAGGAATCATTCGGGTACGCACAACTATCCGACATGGAGAACCAGAAGAAGGCTGCTATTGACACCGTTTACAAAGAAGTGGTTGGCATGTTTGCAGCCAAACGCAACATTGGTGATATTTTCATGACGCTTAAGTACTTTGCCATCAACGAACTGGAGTACATGATGAATGTGGATAGGGAGGAATCCAAGAAACTGATAACATACCTCATTAAGCGTGGACTTGTCACACGGAGCGGTAATATGTACCGCAAGACGGATATGTTTAACACAATATTGAGGCGTTGGAAGGGAGAAAGATGATATGAGGACTGTAATACTGGGAGCAGGGATGAGTGGTTTGGTTGCTGCCAAAGCACTTTACGACATGGGAGAGACCGACTTTTGCATTTATGACAAGTGCGTAGCCAATGTGTCACAGCAAAAAGGTTTGCATTACCTGCATGGTAACTGCAATTTACCACTTGAACCACACAGGCTTGAAAATTTGGTTTTTAAGCCGTTGGACATGGAGGTTGAGGCGAACGTCCAGTACAGCAGAAAAGTTTGGGGAAATGACAAAGTGTTGAATAATTCTTTGGTCGATTTGCCTTCCCAAACAAACGTATACGATTTCCGCAAAGCCTTTGATATTCTGCAGCATAAGTTTGGGATATGTGTAGGTAAGGCTACAGTAGACCGTGGTTTTGTTAGGGCTTGTCAGCATGAGTTCGATTTCATCATTTGTACAATCCCAATGCAAGTGGTGTTTCCAGATGCAGTTTGCGAAAGTGAAACGGTTTACGTATCAGAAGGTTTGCCAGACGGTGTGGAATTGAACGATTTCACCGTAGCGTATAATATCCACATGGACGTGCCTTGGTACAGAGCAAGTAAGGTTTTTGGGCAGACATACACTGAATTTGTGGGTGCTCACCCAACAGCCATACCAATCAAGAAAATCAAGACACAGACGTCAATAAACGTTTATGAAGTGTTCGAAAAGCACAAAATTATGATGGTAGGGAGGTTCGCCGAATGGAACAGAAAAAGACTGGTACACCAAGTGTACGATATAGTGAAAACAGGTGTAATAACCTTGAAGAAATCTGGCAAGACCAATATGAGTTTAATCGACTGATATTGCCATGTTCACCTGAAGAAATGACGCCAGAACAACGTCAATACTGGCACGAGAAATACACGCTCCTTATAAATAAGGAATTGATGGAGGTTCTGGATGAGACCGAGTTCAAACCTCACAGAAAGATTACTGGCAAGAAAACCGTTAGGAGTAACCTGACAGAAGAACTGGTGGATGTTTTCAAATATTGGATGTGTCTCTGCCAAGCACACGGAGTTACAGCCAATGAAATCATGAATGAATACCATCGTAAGTCAAACGTGGTAAAACAGAGGTTCTTCCAGGAGAGGGTGTTGAAGTATGATGGCAAGATTGTGGGAGTTGACATTGATGGCGTGCTTGCCGACTATCCTAGGTCATTCGTGGAGTTCATCAATGAGCAGCTTGGAACGACATATGATTACCGCACTATCACAAGCTACAATATAGCCGAGCAGCTTGGTTTGAGCACTGAGGAATGTGCAAGACTGAAGCATCTGTATAGAGATAGTGGTCAGAAGCGGTTCATACCAGTCATCGAGGGAGCAAGGCAGTTCCTTGATGAACTGAAGTATATGGGGTATACAGTGGTGCTGCTTACATCACGTCCAATTGACAAGTATAAGCGGATATTCGCAGACACCCAGTACTGGTTGGCTGAAAACAAGCTGTATTACGACGCCATCCTATTCGACGAATCCAAAGGAGAGCGGTTGCTTAATGAGTTTGGTAGGGA